CACTGATGCATTAATTTGTACAAATTTCAAATCGTCAACCTCCTATGCCACCATGCCCACCCTGACTACCGTAGTGGTCAGTTACACATCAATAAATATTTGAGAGACTTAGAAACGGTCTCTCAGCACACTATGCAGTCACCGTCGCATGGGATACAGCGGTAATCTTGCCGTCTGCATGAGATGTTGCAGTTACGTCGGTTGTGCCAACTTTGACGCCGGTCACCGTGCCATCATCACCAACGGTGGCGATCGTCTTGTCGGCTACGGACCAAGCCACTGCATTATCGGTCGCATTATCTGGTGCGACGGTTGCGGTCAGCTTGGCAGTCTTGCCGACGCCGACGGACAGCGTCGGGTGGTCAAGCGTTACGCCAGTCACTGCCACAAACGGCGTAGCATTAACGACGGCACTGTCCGGGCTGATGCCAACCGCATTTTCGGCGGTCGCCTTAAACTGATACGCGGTGCCGTTGGTCAGCTTGTCCACCTCATAATTGCCGGCTGCGTCAATATCCTGCGTCGTCCAAGTCTTGCCATCGGTGCTGTACTCAACATGTCGCTTGGTAATATCGCTGCTGCCGCTGGACGGTGCGCCATCATCAGCTGGGTCAGTATATGTACCGGTCACTTTGCTGTCGCCAGCGGTGGCCGTAATCGTGGGTGGACTGGGCAGGCTCATCGCCAAAAAGCCAGGCACATCAGCTGGGTCACTGGCATTGCTGGACAGCTTATTGGCGTTGTCCTGGTCATAGACGACTTGGTAATCTCCGTCAGCAACCTTGGTGCCGGGGTCAAGACCAACGATGTCCACACTCTTGGCGCCTTTATCGCCGGCAGCAACAAACGTGCCGTCCTTTTTCAAGGCTTTGAGATACTGGTTGGTGCGATCCACACCTGTGTTTGCCATATGTAATTAATCATCCTTTCGTGGTGCTAGCCTGCGTTTACGGTTACCCCGCCAACAGTCGGTGTGTCAGCCACACCGGACGGGGTTACGATTTTGACGGGTCACCAGAGGAATATCCCGGGAAAACGTATTCGAGCATCTTTTCGTAGTCGAATTTATCTTCGTCAGAATAGAACTTCTGATAAACCAGTGCATCGGTGGGCCGTGCCTGCACAGATAACGTAAGGGCATCGTGGACAACAGTTGGATTCTGTTGGTTGGTCTGAATATTCAGCTCGCCGGGGGTGAATACGCCGAATGGGAATGCAAAGTATGCGTCAATTGTGCCTTCCCGGTTTTGGCTGTGGACAATAACACCGCCTTGAACCAAGGTGCCTGACCGGGCAGCATAGCCGCCATTGGTCGCATCCTCAGTCAAACCAGCCAGCTTATCATATACATCATGCGGGATGTCGTTGGCCGTCAGAGCAATTTGGGGCTGGATCGTCCCGATGTTCTGTTCAGCTACGGCGTTGGAGCCGTATACCTTCTCAGGCGTGGTGCTCAGGCCTGTGATATTTGCTTGCACTGCACCGGCAGAGCTATTCAAGTCAACTTTAAAGATGCCGTTCGTGCTCAGCCCTTTGTCTGGATCGGTAATGGCCTTACCGTTGTTATCCAGCATGCACAGGATAAAGTCCGCTAAGCCTCGTAATTCCATTTATTCAACTTCCTTTCGATTTGATAAATCGGTAAACTGCATGGCTTTTGACAGCTGCTTGGTATCAGGATCAACGGTGTGCCCAGGAGAATATACGCACGCCCAGCCATGCAGCGACAAAAAGGACACCAGGAAGTCTTCCACGGTGTCCGCATTGGCTTTGGAACCAATGCCATAAAATATATTGAGTGCCACTGTCCGAAGCTTGGTGGTACTCGCATCTGATCCGTATTCTCCATACACTTCGTTGACATCAGTAACCAGGATGTCTGTTGTCTTAACAGACGCCTGCTGGCTGGGTGTAAGCAACGTATCGTACACACCATCAACGCCAGGAATTCCTGCGCCTCGCAACAAGTTCTCAACTTCCATGACGGCGGTCACTGCTTATCACCGCCCAACACGTCACGGGCCGCATTACCCATGGCCTTGGTTACATCGTCCTTGGCTTCGGCTTGTGACTTATCGACAAAATGCATCTCGGATACTTGCTTTGGCGACATGTTGTGCTTGCCATCATTGATGATGCGGGCCAAAAAATCATAGTAATGATCCTCAAAGCCCACGTCAGTATCGCCGGTATGCAGCTTGTCTGCCGTATATCCGTCACGATGGGTAATGCTGTCGGCCAAATGCTTGGTCTTACGATGGCTATTGCGATGCTTGGCATTGGCGTGCCCGGCAGAACGCCCCTTGGTGTAAGTGATGTCAGACCGGGGAGTGTTCTTTTGCAGGACGTCGGTAAATGCCTGCGCACCAGCGCCGGTGATTTTGGCCTTGTCCTCCACACTCAACTGCGTGGACTTTTCGACCTGATCCAGCCACTTATCGAACATCCCGGAAACGTCATCCATTTTCGCTCACCGCCTCCAGTGTCACTAGGTCATAACTCATGGGGAGATTGGTCGCGTCCTTGGCAATCGTGCCAATATGATATTGCCGATCGCCAATCCGGGCATCAGTGATGCCATCCCAATCCTCACGATGATGGACCACATAAATCAGAGTGTTGGTCTGGGCCATCCCAGAAACTTGCAACAGCTGCGTGGTGGTGAGTTGCCAAGCACCAGCCCACATTGCAAAGGCTGGCTCAAACGCCTGGATTGGCACCCCGTTTTGATTTGGTACCGGATCGCCCAAGCCGCCAAACTCAATCACTGTGTCCAGCCGTGCTGGATTGGCTAGTTGCACCATCGTCATCACCTCCGTTTTGCATGGCATACTCACCCCGAAGCTGGCCGACAATGCTGTTAAGCATTGGGTTAACGTCATAAGTCTGGCCCGTGCTGATGGATGCTGGATTTTGGTAATAGGTTGCTGCCAGTGCATAAACCGCAATGGCATACAGCTCTTTGACTTTATCACCATCAAAAAATCCATCCACGTCCGTGCCCACTGCGTTTTGAACGTACTGTCCAGCCGCGTTAAGGCATCCGGTAAGGATGGCATTAGTTTGCGTGTCGATTGTCGTATTACCAGTATCAATAATCCGTAGGGACCGCTTTAACCCGTCAATTGTTACCGTGTTTGGTGTCTCATCGGCCATGCTCTCGCCTCCTAATCAGCGCTCACGGTCGCCCCGCCTACTTTGGGCGTCGTCTTAACGCTCGACGGGAAATCTATTTTGACGCCGGGACGCCAGCCGTAAAGTTAGCTTGCTGGTCAGCGACCGCAGCGAAGGAACCAGCAACAAAGGCATCCTTATCAGTTGCCTCAACGTCAAACCGGTCAATCACCCGTAGCTTGGTCTGGTCATGTTCAAACGCACCGGCACCGATATTGGTCACTACCAGAGACATCTGTTGCCGGTCAAACAGCTTGGCTGCTTGCGCCAGATCGCCGTAATACAACGGGTGAGACACAAACGCACCCTTGCTGTCAACGGCATCAGGCAGCCAACGGTCAGAGATGACGATGACTTGGTGGCCACGAATGCTGTAAGGAATGTCGGGCACAACATTGGCCTGAATCAGGTAATCGCCCATGGCATCCTTTACCTTAGCTAGAGTGGCAAAGCCGCTGACGTTGGTCATTAATACAGACGTGGAGACAATCGCCGGGTCAACCGCCGTATAGATCATGTCCAAGATGTCGTCGAACTTGGCGATGGTTGGCTTTTTGGGTGCATCGTTCATCACGCCCAAAATAGCGCCGTTCCGAGTGACAACATCCTTCCGACCAACAAACTGTTCAATCCAGGCTTGGATGTTTTCTGCACTGTCTTGTAACAGTGTATTAGGCATTGTGGAAATACCGGCATACCGATGGATAGTGTACTTGATGTTGTAAAGCTTGGGGTCATCGTTGTCCGGGATGGCTGCGTTTTCGTCATCCAAGTTAGCCAACGGGGTAAGGGTTTCAAACGGTTCATACACCCGGGTACCGGTCGGTGTCGTGACGTTTTCGATACTGACGTAGGGCTCCAAGGATGCGTACTGCCGTTTGAGCTGGTTGATGTTGGTCTGGATGTCCGGCGGAATTGTCAGGCCAGCATTGGACGTGTCACCATCCGTATTGCCGGACGTTACCAGGTCACGGATATTGACCTTGCCCGTGGCTACGTCAACAAAATTATGTACAAAGTCTTCGGCAGCGGTTGCCGGCTTAGTAACAGTCACCTGCTTATTGGCGATGGGCTCCGGCTTGGACGCTGCCGCTTGTGCCTTGGCTTCGTCCAGTTGAGACTTGGCGAAATCCCGGGCTGTCTTGGCTGCATCGAGCTCGTTCTGCATCTTTTGTACCTGGTCCTTGGTATATGTAGAAGGATCGGCAGCCAAAGCCACCGCCATCTTTTGCGACTTGTTTTGCAAGTCGGTGTAGTTCTGGCCGGCTTGAATCCAAGCCGCATTAAGATCATTAATGTTGTGCATCTAATTGATCATCCTTTCCATTCAAGCCCAACAGCAAAGCCAGCTTCGGGTCGATGGCTTTCGTGTCATCAGCCTTTGGCTGGCTTGGAGTTGGTTCCGTTTTATTTTCTTTTGTCTTAGCCATGAGCGTCTTGATGCGCTCAACCACATCACTGGTCAATGTCAGCGTGGAATTGGTCACCGCCGGCGCCTTATCAAACATGATGCCGTCCGCAAAGCCCTTGTCCACGGCCTGCTTGGCGTTGAGCCAGGTCTCTTTGACCATCAAGTCATAAACATCTGATGCACTCATACCCGTCTTGGCCGTGTACACATCAACCAGCGATTGGTCAATGCTATCCAGCGACTGGCTGGCGGAATTGAGTGCATCCACATTTCCGTCAGCACTGGTGGCGGCCCGATGGATCATCAGCTGGGCTGTCGGTGCCATCTGGACGTTGCCTGCGGCCAGCGCCACAATAGACGCGGCGGACGCCGCCAAGCCCACAATATTGGCGGTGACATTGCCGTTGTAGCTCTTGATGGCGGTTGCCATCTCTGAGCCAGCGAATACATCACCGCCAGGGCTGTTGATTTGCAGTGTCACGTCTTGGCCTCCGGCAGCGTCCAGCGCTTTGGATACGTCTGTTGGGGTCACTGTCGAATAGCCAAGCCATTGATATACTTCGGCGTCATCATCGCTGGTAATGACGCCTTTAATCGCTACTGGAATCATCCTCGTTATCACCTCCCTTCGTTGGTGTCTGTTGAATTTGAATCGGTTGAGCAACGGGTGCGGTGTAGGCTGGTGCATCCTTCGGCAAAAAACCGACGTAACGCAGCAACCAGTCCGCCGTCTTACCAGAGATGGCTCCATTTTTGACCGCCGCCCCGACGTTAGTCAGATAAGTGCTGCGGTCTTGATCAATCGCCGGCTGCACATCAATATCCACGTCAGCAGACAGCTTGTCGTTAATCTCGCTGGCAAACGCACGGGCGTATCGGTTCAAGCTGTTGGCATACATGCCCTCAATCATGGTCAGAGACGATTGCTGGTCACCTTGACCATTGAGATAACTATCTGGGATGTTGTATGCCTTAGCAATCTGTTTACTGGTCCAGTCGGTGGACGACAGCAGCTGAGACACGTCAGAATTGACTTGCAGCGGATTGTACTTGGTCAGGTCATCAAGCACCACCGGCCCATCGCTGGACTTGACCTGTTGCATAAAGCCCTTGGACATGGCAATCTTTTCCTTGACGTTGAGCAATGACCCATTGGTGACGGTCAGTGTCCCATTGGATGTAATCGCCTTAGCCAACGCAGACAATGTTAAATTGTTAGCAGTCGCCTTGATATTGAGCTCATTTTGCAAAGCTAGTAACGGCGAGCGCCCAACTTGACCGCCGTTGCCGACACCAAGCAACCGGAAATGCAACATGTCCGATTGGGGCACGTTGTAAATTGGCGCCACGTCCGGCTCATCGAACGACACGCTATAACTCAATCCAGTGCCGTCATTAAGCAGAAACACCGATACTTGCGACGGTCGCAGATACTCAAAGCGCACCGGCTGACCAGTCAATTGATTACGCCAGATATAGGCATAGGCGTTGCCGTCCAGCAGCATCTGCGCCGCCATGGCTTGCCAAAAGGCGTGTCGATTAGTCGTTGCGGACGGATGATCTAACAGCGTTTGAGTACGCGGCTGGCTCGCTGTCATGTACGTGGTTGCTAGGTCAGCAGACAGCTGGTAAATGGTGGCATACAAGTCCGAATTGGTGAGTGCCTTATTGGCCGACACGTAAGATTTTGGGTCAATCATGAGACTGTCCAAACTATCGGCGCCAGCGGATTCCAGAACGCTTTGATATTCGGATGTCGTTTGGTCTGTCACCTTGGGCTTTAGAAACCCAAAAAACATCATTGATCACCTCCCTTCTGCTTGGGAGACGGCGGCAGCCGGTCAATTAACCACGCCACCAAGACTAAGCAGCCTGCTAAGCCCAGCCAGCCGTTGGTAGTGTTCATCTGAAACATCGCATAAACAAACGCCGTCAGACCACATAATAAAAGGACTGTATCTGCATTAACCAGCAGAAACAGTCCCACATTTTTAACCAGGTCTCGGAACGGTTTAACCAATCGCATCACCTCCAAATCCGAACTTGCCAGACTCAATCATCTTCTTTACTTGTTCAGACGTCATCCGCTCAACCTGCTTCGTCCGATCGTTGGCAATGCCAAAATCGTCAAAGTGATACATTCCTTGGTAAAACGCATCAATCAAGGCATCAACCACGTCTATTTTGAGCGTTGCTTTGGCCTTATCCACCTGAATACCCACCTTGTCCTCGTAAATTTGGGCATTGAGCAGCGCCTTTTCCATGATTTTATCGTCCAGGCGTTTGATGCTGCCCTCGATAAATCCAATTTGCAGGAACTTGGTCGGGTCTTTAAGCTCGCCCGTGCGCTGTTTGACTGGCAGAATATTCCAACCGCTGTTGAGCTCTAGCTGCTTAACAAACCGTGTGGCACCCATGGCATCATAGCCAAAGCATAAAACGTGCAGATGGTGGTCACTGACGTAATCCATCAGCCACGAATACACCTGATCGTCGTTGATGATGCCTTCCGGGTGACTGGTAATCGTGCAGAATCCTTTCTTCGCCAACTCACGGTAGCCAATGCCGTCCTGCTTTTCTTTGGCTTCAATGCTGCCGGCCTTTTGCCATGGAATAAAGCTGTGTTGTGCTATGTACCAATACTTTTTTCCGTTGGCCTCGTATGGAAATACGAAACCAATAGCCGTATTATCTGAAAACATCGAGTAGTCAAATCCGATATAGACATCTCGACCAGTCACATCAAAGTGCGAGACGACGGCCCGTTCAACATCAGCCAACTTGAGGAAACTGTCTTGCGACTCTTGCAGCCACATATTCATGTTTTTGTTTTGGAAGTCATCAATACTTCCAGCCATCAAATCGTTGGCACGCTTGTCCTTGAGGCCACTCATCAGAATCTCGTGTTGCTCCCGCAAATCGAGTAGTGGATTGCTTTCAACCCATGTTTCTGGCTTATACGCGTCCTCTAAGTGATCCTGTGCCCAGACTAAACACAGCTGTGTGTCTCCATCACGCTTATAGTCCTGTTCCATTGCCTGTTGCATAGTCTTTTCATCGTCATGAAACGGGACGGTTGGGTTAGGATATGCTGTAGAAATTTCAATAAACTGCTTATTGGCAATTTGGACTTGCCCAGAAACAATCTTTTTGATTTTGTCGCGGCTGGTGATCTCGCCGATTTCGTCAAAAATGGCAGTTGTAAAATGGAACGAGTCATACTGACCGGACTCATGACTAATTGCTCGAAGTACGTTGTTCTCTTTGCTTTGCACAATCTGATCGGATTGAGATGACAAGCCGTCAGGGTTTAGACCAACTTCTTCGGCCAATGACTTAAACGGCTCAATATCCAAAACCTTACGCAGCATTGTCTTGATGTATCCGAGAATTTTGCTCGTTTGTTTGAAGTTGATAGATGCAACCAAGTAATCTTGACTTGATAACCCGTACGATTCCACCAGAAACGAGTAACAGGCGATGATGGCCATGAGATACGTCTTGCCGTTTGTCCGCCCGACACTCACGATGGCTCGACTAAAGCGTTTCCCACCGTCACCACTACGCCAGCCAATTAACTGGCCCAAAATAAAGGCCTGCCAAGGCATCAACTCGGTAGGCTCGTCAGTATGGTCAACATTAGGGCACACCTTCGCAAAATTCAGAATGCTTTTCACTTTGCTGATACTGTAGTGGTATGGAAAATCTTCATCATGATCCAACTCGCGCTGCAGGTCACGTATGTGGCGGAATGCGGCCAGTTGAATCATATACCCAGCCTGTTGCTTGCCGTCCAGAACGTCAAAAGCATATTGCGTGCCGATGTCCAGGTAGGCATCTCGCACGTCATCGTAATTACCAAGATGATAAGCGCCAAGGACATCATGGGACTGGGTTAAATCAATTGGCTTAATGGTCATCACCTCCCAGGAACTTCTTCATCTCCACGGCAATGTCGCCTTTATCTTCGTCAGGTGGCTTGATTTTCGCCAACTCAGCGCGTCCTTTGGGTGACAGGCCTAGCTGCTCACCGACTGAATTAAGCTGCTTCAGGGCGTCATTATAGACGCTTGTGGCAGGGTTACGCTTGAAGCCAACAAAGTCTTTGCCAACAATTGCTCCTGTGCTGTCTTGGAGCGTGTCATATATCCTGGTCTGAATACCATCATCAATAATTGACTGGTATGCGATCCGGTAGATCTCGTACTGCGTGCAATACTGCTCCACCAGACCCGCATCAATCCGAGAAACGGTTGCCTTGCTTTCTAAAAAGGGGACCACCTTGCGCCACATCGCGCTCGCAATTTTGCCAAGATGTTCTGGTGGACGAGATGGCAGACGCCCGTTGTTCTGTTGATAAAACGGTTTTTTGTTAGCGGTGGTCTCCATCTCCTTTCTGGGTTCACCCCCCGGTGGTCAAAAATTCAAAAAGCATGCTTTGACACAAGACGATAGCGCTGTGTGGCTCCCCGTTTTAGAAAAATGGGGGCGGGGTATGAATTTTTCAGCCGCGTGGTTGTGCCATTTCTGATTGCTGAATTAATTGAACCACCCGTTTTACATCATGTATATCTGGCAATCCCGTGTGGCTGTTAGCTTTGCCAGTGCCATAGTAGGATTGCTCCCATGCTGTCTTGCGTCGGTGGCAATCTTTGCAGATGGTCGCTAGGTTCCCCGTGATGGTGGCCAGTCCTGCATCAATCTCGATAGGCACGACATGGTCCACTGTGTTTGCTGGGGTCACCACCCCACGTACCAAGCAGTATTGACACAGGTGATGGTCTCTTGCCAGTGCTCGTTGCCGCAGCCCTCGCCATTGCTTGGACCGATAGAACTGATACTGCTCATGCTTGGTTGCCGTGCGATTACGTGTCACTCGGTTGTAATGTGATCGGTCACGGTACTCTGTCTTGCCTGCCAATGCCTTGTGCTTGTCGCAATAGATTGCCGGCCACTCCACCATCTCGTGGCAGCCGGCGGCTCGGCAACGATGTACTTTAGGCATCTGCACCACCGACATTGAAATCGTAAATGTGCTTACCCTTCTGCGTTTCCCTGTCGCGCCAGGTCACACTAATGTGGTTGAACGGTATAACAACAGTTGCCGTGGACCAGTGCAGTTCCATATCGGTCAGTTCATCCTTGGGTAGGCCGGTCACTTGCTTGCCATCTAACCAGACGTGCGGCACATCATTAATGCTGTCCATCTCAATTCGTAAGTGTGGTGCGTGTTTAGTCATTGGCATGGCCTCCTCGTTTGCCCAGCTTGCGCTGTTTGATAAGTTCAATACGTGTTGGCTTGTCGCTGCCATAGACAATCAGCATTCGCCAGCCCAGTGCTTTGGTCACTTGCTGCATCAGTTGGATGGCCTCATCATTCCCGGTCAG